CCTCATCGTCGAGCGCGATGCCAACGATCCCAATCGGGTGAACGTGCTCTACCCGCCCGACCTGGTGAACCAGCTGCGCGTGTTCGCCGTGCTGGCGCAGTTCCGCCTGCAATACGACCGCGGCCTCGATACCGTCATCGCCGCCTGACGGGGACAATCAGCAACCTTGAGCAACATTCAGCAACATAGCGGAGACACGACATGGCACAGAGAATTGCGGGGACGGCCTTCCTTAAGGTGGACGGCAATCAGTACCCGTTGCGTGGCAACTTCACCGTGACCCCATCGGTGATCGAGCGGGCCGGCATCGCCGGTCAGGATTACATTCACGGCTATTCGGAATTGCCGCGGGTGCCGTCGATCGAGGGCGATGTGTCGACCACGCCAGGCCTGTCGATCGAGGATATCGACGCGATGGTGAACGTCACCATTACCGCCGAGCTCGCCAATAACTCGGTCTATGTTTTGCGCGAGGGCTGGTGTGTCTCGGCGCTCGCCATCAACGCGCGCGACGGCCTGGTGCGGGTGAAGTGGGAAGGCATTAGCTGCGACGAGATCATGTGATGGCGGATGACGCACCCGCCCCGAAGCTCGATCCGTCCGAGGCCAAGCCGGCCAATGGCGCGGAGTTCACCGGCCTGACGATGCCGTTGCGAAAGCCGATCATCGCGCATGGTGATGAAGTCAGCGAGCTCAAATTCCGCGAGCCGACCGCCGGCGATATCGAGGCCTGCGGCACGCCGATCATGATTGATTTCATGACCGGCGAGCAGCCGAAGTTGACGTTCGAGACCAAGGCCATGTTCGCCATGATGTCGCGGCTCGCCGGTGTGCCGCCTTCTACAATCAAGCAGATGCACCCGAAAGATTGGGGCGCGGCGGCGCTGCTTCTCGCGCACCGTTTTTTTACTCCAGAGATTTAGACGAGCCCGAGCGCCTGGTGCTCGACTGCTATCGGCTGGCGAAATATTACGGGCGCAATCCGCGCGAGTTCCTCGACATGCCGTGCTCGGAAGTTCTGCGCCATGTCATGTGGACGGTGAAGCTGCAGCAAAAAATAAGGCCGCTCGAAGATGGCGACGAATGATTTTGACTCCGAGGCCATGCTGGCGTTCTTTCGCCAACTCGGCACCGAGGTCGACAATCTAAAAGCCAAGATCGCTTCGCTCAACGAGTCGGGCGGCGGCGGCATGAAGAAGCTAACCGATGAGACCGATCGGTTTGGCAAGACCGTTGAGAAGCATTCGCGCAGCGTTCACACGATGCGCCAGGAAACCGGCGGCCTGCTCGACTTCTTAAAAGGTCCGGCGGGCCTGGCCGCCGCCTTCATCGGCGCCGCGAAGGCGATGGACATCTTTGCGGTCGGCCAGCTGCAGCTGCGCAACTTCGCACTCAATACCGGCTACACGGTCGACGCCGTGCAGAAGATGCGGATCCAGATGGCGGCTGCCGGTATCGATGCCGGCGAAGCCTCGAGCCAGATCGCTTCGCTCGGCGGCAAGCTGACCGAGCTGCGCACCCACCAGGAGGCGTCATCGTTCTATCGCGCCCTGCAGGCCTCGAGTCCGGCGCTGGCCGAACAGGTCCGCTTGCTGATGAACCAGGGCAAGCAGCAGGAAGCCAACAATTTATTGCAGGAGGCCTACAACCGCGGCGGCGAGCGCTTCAAAGATTACCTGGTGGAAATTACCGGCAAGTCTCGGGCCGCCTGGGAAGCCAGCCGCAAAGGCATGGAGGGACTGATCGAGCCCTGGAAATTCAACGACGAAAAGGCGGCGGAGTATCACAAGACCATTACCAACATCGGCACGGCATTTGAGAACGTATGGACCTCAATGTCCTACACGATGCTGGAGGAAGTTACGAAGCAGATCGGCGGATACAAAGCGCTGGATGACGCTTCTAAAAAATTCGCAGAGGATTTTAAGACGTTCTGGAAAGACAATGTATCCGCAACGATCGCCACGACCGTTGGCGAATTTAACGGGATCATCGGTTTCTTCGAGAAGCTCGAAAAATATTTACCGCAGGGCGACAAGGCTCAGGAGGGCAAAGAGGGCGGCGACCCGTTAGGCCGCGCGGTGACCGGCCTTCGCAAAATGCAGATCCTGCCATCGCTGCCCGGCATGGGCGGAAAAATTATCGGCGCCACCGACGACGACGAGGCGGCGCTGCCGAAGAACGCGCGCCCGCGTTCTTACAGTCCCGACGCCCTTGAGCAGAAGGAAATCGACAAAGACTCGAACAGCCTGCTGCGCGATATGCGGGACATGATGCAAAAGAATACCGAGGAGCACGCCGGGCCTGGCGCGATCGGGCCTGGTGGCGCTGCCGCCGGTGGCATGCTGTTCCGCCCCGGCTTTCGTGGTGGTGGTGGTCGTGGTGGTGGTGGTGAGCTCGGGCCTGGTGGCGCTGCCGCCGGTGGCATGCTGTTCCGCCCCGGCTTTCGTGGTGGTGGTGGTCGTGGTGGTGGTGGTGAGCTCGGGCCCGGCGTCGACACCGCAGCTATTCCTGCCGGCGCCGGCACGCCCAACGAGGCGATCGCCGCCCAGCGCAAAGGATTGATGGACGAAATCAACGCCAATCCAAACTTGCGCGAAAAAGTCTACAGCATGCTGCAGTCGGAGGAGTCCGGCGTCGGCCCGCGCACCGCTACGATGGAGGCGCTGCTCAACCGGACCTTGATGATCCAAAAGCGCGACCCGACCTGGAACATCGAGAAGGAATTAAAAAGCGGCTTCTATGGCCCGATCAATCGCGGCGAGTTGACCACGACCCGCGGGCGGTCGCGCGCGCAATCCGAGGCGGCAGTTGCCTCGGCTGCCGGCGGCAGCATGGTGGCGCAAGGCCGCACCGACCAGGGGATGGTCGGAGATCCCAACGCCGGCGGCCCTGGTCGCGTGCGGGTGCCGGGCACCGGCGGCATTTTCAATTTTTGGAAAGGCCGACGCGCCGGCTACAATTTCAGTTGGGCCGACAGCCAACGCTTTGCGGAAGAAGAACAGCGCATTGCCGCCGCCGGTGGTCGCGGCTCGATCGACAGTTCCATGCGCGGCATCACTGGCGGCGATCTCGGCTCCGCCAATGTCAGTGTGGATTTTAAGAACATGCCGCGCGGTGTGGTCGGCAATGCCAGCGCCGATGGCGCCTTTAAGAAGGTACAAATCAGCCGCTCGCCGCAGGCGCCGGCTGCCGGCGGCGCCGTGACCACATTCAACGAGTGGGCATTCGAGTGATATGGCGAAGTTTACCGAGACCGCCATTCTCACGGTCGACGGCAAAAATTACACCGATTGGGAAAGCGTCAGCGTCAAGCACGAGCTCCGCGGGCGCCCGCCTTACCTCTGCCGCTTCACCTGCAGCGAAGCCACGCCACTGGTTCAAAACTTTACAAAATTGCAGATCATGCCGGGAGCGAAATGCACGGTTACGCTCGCTGGTCAATTGGCCTTCACCGGCAAAGTGACGACGCGACAGGTGGTGGTCGACGCCCGGCGGCATCAAGTCGAAATCCAATGTGCCAACAACCTTGAGCTCGAAACCTCCAGCGTCATCTCAAAAACGATGGAGTATAAAAACAACACGCCCGAGCAGATTATTCGCAGCGTGCTCAAACCATTCGGCATTAACCTGGTGGTGGAAAACGGCCAGCTGCCGCAAATCAAGATCCCGCGCTACTCGGCCACGCATGGCGAGTCGGTGCACGACTTCATCGATACGCTCACGCGCCACCTCGGTGTTGATAGCCAGATCGGTATCAGCCACACCGGCAACGTAAACGGCGACTTCTGCATCCTGGTCGGACCTGGCAAAGGCGGGGATGCCCTGGTCGAAGGCCAGAATATGCTCGAGGGCCGCGAGATCATTTATGACCCCAACATGGCCGGCGGCGTGCCGTCGCCGGCGCAGGGGCCTGGCACCGATGATAAGCACGGCGCCCAGGTGGCAAGCGAGCCGTTCTTTTCCAAGGCCTTTGAGACGCTCGGAAAGAAATATGTGCCTGGCGTGCTGGTACCCGAGATGCCGTTCTTTGGAAAAGAACTGCACGAGGGCCGCGCCACCTCGGAGAGTAATTGGATGCTCGAGGACTACGTCACCGTCTACGGCACCGTGCAGGGTTGGCTGAAACCGTCCGGCGGTCTGTGGCACCGCGGCGATCAGGTGAGCGTGCGCTCGCCGATGCTGGTGATGAACGGCACGCCGCTGACAATAAAAAGCGCGACCTTTACTCAGGATAATACCACCGGCACCCGCACGGTGCTGGAGTT